GGCCACAGCTCCGCCGCGCTGAAATACCAGGTCGGCGGTCAGGCCGTGCCTGTGGCGAACGGCGAGCCCATCGGCAAGGGCTGGACAGATCTGCCCGCAAATAAAACCATCAAGAGCGCCACGACCGGCGCGACCATCACCGTCGTTGAGGTCAACGCGGACGGCAAGGCCGTGGCCGTTGGCTCCGGCAGCGTGACCGCCAAGGCATAAGAGAGGGGGCTGTGGAATGTCAGCAGACCTGCGTCTGACTTACATGAAGGTTGATCTTGGCATTTTGTCGTGCGCTGATCAACAGGAGCTTTATATGCGCGGTCTGCTGACCACAGCCGAATCCTTTGTCCGCCGGCGCGGCATCACGCTGGCGGACGACAGCGACGAGGATGACATGCTGGTCGGCTCCGTGGCCGCGTGGATGTATCGTGCCCGCGGCAACACCGAGCGGGCGGCACTCCCCCGGAATCTTGACATCATGATCAAGGATCGGCTGTGCCACGAGAAAATGAGGGACGGTGGATGATCTACGACAAGATTTTGACGATCTACACGCTGCTCCCTGGTCGGTCTCCTGCCGTGCGCAAGCTCAAGGCCGTCAGCCAGCACTTTTACTGCGAGCGCACGGTGTACGCCTCCCGGTTTTACGCCGGGAAGCAGGTCGGGCAGAAGCTCGTGCGCATGGTGTCCATGCCGCGCAGCGTATTCGACGCGCCGATCGAGGCTGACCAATACTGCACACTGGAGGACGGCCACGTCTATCGCATTGACCAGGCGCAGCGCGAACAGGACGCCGACGGCCTCGACATCAACACGTTAAGCCTTGCGGAGCCGGAGGGAAAATATGAGTTATTCCAAGATTGAAAACGCGCTCAAGACCGTCCTGCCGGATGCGGTCTACAAGGTACAGGCCCCGGAGACAACGGACGACGGTGAGCCGCTGCTCCGCTATCTTGTCTGGACGCCGACCGGCGACCGCTACGCCTACGCCAACAGCCGCCCCTTTGCCACGATCTATCAGGCTGTTGTGACCGTGGCCACGCAAACCGAAGATGATACGCTCCCCGCCGAAGTCTCAAAGGCTTTGGCGGATGCGCATATCGCGATGCAGATGCCGGAGCACTCCTACGACGTCGAGACAGCCACCTACTACACGGACATTCCCTGTGAGGTGATCTGATGGCGCAGATGGAGACCGACGGCATTGAAGAGGCCATCCGGCAGCTGAATAAGGCCGATCTGTTTACCGACGAGAACGTGAAGCGGATGCTGACAGCCGGCTCCGAGGTCATGCTGACCTCTGTAAAATCTGCCTTTGTGGAGTCCGGACATAACAGCCCCGGCCGAAAGCGGCGTACTGGCGAGACGCTGCGGCATATCACAAAGGCTCGTGTCGTCCGGAAGGACAAAAATGGCGTCCCGTATATGTTCGTTACGATCCACGGGAAGGACAAACGTGGGCAGCGGTACGGCACAAAGGGTTTCGTGCTGAACTACGGCCGGCGAACCGGCGGCAAGATCCCGGCAGACTATTACTGGTCGACCGCGGTACACAACACCTGGCAGCAGGCCAACGACAAAATGTCCGACGTCGCTGCCGACATTCTGAAAGGAGAATGACATGCCTGAATTTGATCTTCGCGGCATGCAGGTCGCGAAATACAATTACGACAAAACGCAGAAGAAAATCAGTTATGACACGCCGATGTCCATGGGCGACGCAATGACGGCGAACCTCGAACTCAAGTTCGCGGAGGGACGTCTCTATGCCGAGTCCGCGCTGGCCGAGTACATGAAGAAGGTCACGGGCCTGACGGTCAGCCAGGGCGTGAAGTACATCCCGGACGAGACGCAGAAGCTGCTTTTCAAAGCGTATGAGCTGAGCCGTTCGGTCGGTTCCGGCTCGCCCAAGACCGTGAAGAGTATGGCCTACGGCAAGACCTCGACCGGTCAGTACGTCGGCAGCGGATTCTATGCGCCGGATATGATCGACGGCGTAGAGAAGTTCACGGCAATCTTCGTCCACAAGACGCTGTTTGGCCCGCCCAGCAAGACGCTCCAGACCATGGGCGAGCAGATCAACTTCCAGACGCCGACGACCTCCGGCGAAGCGCTGGTCGATGACGCAGGCCACTTGATGGAGTGGGACTCGTTTGACACCGAGGCCGAGGCCATTGCATGGCTCGACGCCTGCTTCACGACGGAACCGACCGTCGTCACTGAGGGAGGATAAATCATGGATCTCCGTTTGAAAACGCTGCCGTTTGAGTATGGCGGCCACACGCTCCAGCTCTGCTGCAATTTCAATGTGCTGGCAGATCTTCAGGCGGCCGGCGAACTGGATGAGATGCTTGATGAGAAGCGTTCCTTCCGGAATTTCACGCGGCTGCTCGCGGCGCTGGTCAACGAGGCCGCGAACGCTGCCGGGCTGGATCTCTCCGTCACGGATCGCGAGATCGGCCGTGCGGTGAGCTGGAAGGAGTTCCGCCGCATCCAGGGCGATGTGTTTGGCCTGCTGTTCGCAGCGGTCATGGCTCCGGACGATGACGAGGCGGAGCCGACCGAAGAAGAACCAAAAAACGTGGAGACCAAGGAAGCGGCAGCGACGGCCTGAACTTCGCTTGGTATCTGAATATCTGGATCAATGTCCTGCATAACGACGAGGCCGTTTTCTGGCGGACAATGACGCCGGCGCGGTGCGTAGCGCTTTACCGTGAGTTTTTCAAGCTCATGGGCGCACCGGGCCGGCGTGTCGTTTCTGAGTCTCCTGCGGAGACGGAGAAGCCCGCCCGCTTGTCGTTGTCGGCATATCTGATGGGAGGTGGCGGTTGATGGCTGCCCCGAGTATCAACTCAAAAATCAAACTGGACGGCGAGCGGGAATACAAGGCTGCACTGGCCGAGATCAAGAGCGGCCTGAACGTTCTGAAATCCGAGCTGAATCTCGCGTCCGAGCAGTTTCGGGATAACGCGGACAGCGTCGAGGCACTGACCAAGAAGAACGACATCCTCGACCGCACGATTCTGACGCAGAAGGAAAAAATCGAACAAATTGAAAAGGCGCTCCAGTCCTCGGCATCCGCCTATGGTGAGGCGGATGAACGCACCAATCGCTGGAAAACGCAGCTCAACAATGCACAGGCCGAATTGGTCAAGATGGAGCGTGCATTGAAGGATAACGAGGACGCGCTCCAAAAAGCACAGAGAGAGGCAGACGGCACGACGAACGCTTTTGGCAAGCTGAAAAAAGCTCTGTCCGACACCAAGGAGCAGGGCGGCGGCATCAAGGGCCTGTTTGCCAATCTCAAGGAGGAGTTCTCCGGCAACAACGAGGTCATGCGCGGCCTCGGTGACGCGCTGACGGACGTGTCCGGCAAATTTGGCATCCAGCTTCCAGAGGGCGCACAGAAGGCCGTGCAGTCTCTCAACGGCATCCATGCAGGTGCGGCTCTGGCTGTGACCGGTCTCGGCCTTGTGGCCGCTGCCGTGGTCAAGGCCGAAAAGGCCCTCGTTGACATCACGAAAGAGGCAGGCGCTGCGGCGTCTGAAATTCTGAAGCTGTCCTCCGTCACTGGGCAGTCAACCGAGTCCATTCAGGAGTTTGACTATGCAGCCGAAATGATCGGTGTTTCGTCCGACCGCATCCGCGACTCTCTCAAAGAGACCACCAACAAGATGCAGGAGGCGCGGGACGGCAATGAAGCTACCGCCGCCGCTTATGCCAAGCTCGGCGTGGCCATCACGGACGCGGACGGCAATCTCCGCAGCGCCGAGGATGTGTTTTACGACACCATCGACGCGCTCGGCCAGATGGAAAACCGCACGGAGCGCGACGCCGTTGCAATGGACCTCATGTCGGAATCCGCGCAGGAGCTGAATCCGCTGATCGACGCGGGCAGCAACGCGCTGAAACAGTACGCGGACGAAGCGCACGACATGGGCTATGTGCTCGACAATGACGCGCTGACCTCGCTGAAAGCCGTAGACACCGGCTTCCAAACCTTGCAGAAGACGCAGGATGCGGTCAAGAATCAGATGGCTGCGGAGTTTGCTCCGTATCTGACCAAGGCGCTGGAGGACATCCGAGAGTTGATCCAGAAGGTCGGTAAAGCGCTGGTCGAGTCCGGTGCGGTCGATGCCTTCGGCAGTATCCTCGAATCGTCTGTCGCGCTGCTGGAGCCGCTCGGTTCGCTGATTTCCGCTGTTCTTCCGGCTTTGACCGCAGCATTGAAACCGATCGCAGAAACGGTTGCCCTGATTGCAGACACGGCCAACGTTATCGTCGGTCTGTTTACGTTCAACGGCGACAAGATCAAAACCGCGCTCGGCCTGAACGCCAGCTCCGGCCAGCTCAGCAACATGCAGCGTGCCAGCGGTGCCTATAACGGCTACCGCTATTCGCAGTCTGCGGGCTGGATCACCGAGGGCACCTACACGGACGCGGAGCTGCGCTCGATTTACAACAGCGAGGTTTCCGCTGGGACGGCGCAAGGGACCTTTGAGGCGTGGAAAAATGCCGGATCGTGGCGGCGCAACGCCAGCGGCACAGACTGGTTCCCCGGCGGGCGGACGCTGCTGAGCGAGCACGGCGCAGAGACCGCGATCCTGCCGCAGGGCACGCGCATCCTGACCGCGCAGGAAACGCGCCAGACCGGCGGCGATACTTACAACATCACGATCGACGCCCACACGGTGCGGGAGTTTGAGGACATCCTCCGCATCGTGCAGGATCGCCGCAGAGTGGTACGGATGGGGGGGACATAAATGCCAGAAATTACGCTTACAGGTGCACAGTGTGCAGGTATTAGCGCATCATTCCCGTCAACAAATTTCAGCACTGAATCTGTGTATGTTGCTGGTGACGCAAACGGACTAAGTGATATTTTATTTTCATTTGCTGCACCTCCGGAAGCTGCAAGATTTAAGGCCATCGAAAATGTAACCGTATATGTAAATTACCAAGTTTCTTTTTCTACTCTTGCGCAAAGCATTACATGGTATTATCTTCGAGGCCCATTCAACGAAAAAACAGTAACATACAACAATAAACCGAGCTATGGCGGTACGAAGCTGAGCGTCTATGTAAGTTCTGCCGGGTATAAGACGGTTGTCTCCTCTACAACAAGCCTTGCATCCTACGTGCTGAAGTACGGGATCATGATTGCAACGAACTATTACTGGGCATTTCAGTCAACCAGAAGCAGTAATCCACCATACGCGACGTTCCGTTATACCGACGAAACCGTAGGGCTTGCAATAAGCAACACATCCCCGTCACGCGGATCTATTGTTGCTGCAAATTCCAACACCTTCTCTTGGCGTGAATCTGTAAATGGGTACTGCTATGCAGACGTTTCGCGCACGTCTGCAAAATTCCGCTGGCGCAAATCTGCATCCGACACAGTCAAGGAGATCGACGTGCCTGGCACGGCCACCTCCATCACCATCCCGGCGAATACTTTTTCCGGCGACAGCATCCAGTGGCAGATCAGCGTGACCGCGAACAGCGGCGTCACCACGACCTCCGATTGGATGACACTCTCGCTGACCGACGTGGAATCCACAGCCGTTGCGGTTGCGCCTGACCGGGCCGTGCTCGACGGAGCATCTGATAACGTGTTCAAGTGGGAACACATCATTTCGACCGGCACGGCCCAAACGAAGGCCGAATTGCAGCAGAGCACAGACAGCAGCACATGGACGGCGCTGGCAACTGTCACCGGCGCGGCCAACACATGGACGGCTCCTGCCGGGACGTTTACCTCCGGCACAAAATACTGGCGCGTGCGGACGTACAATTCCAAGGGTGCTGCGGGCGCATGGAGCGCCGCTACACAGTTTATTGTGCTGGCCGCCCCTGCAACACCACCCGTGTCTATCGTGTCCACAGAGCCGCGCCCGGAGATCCGCTGGCAGTCGGATGAGCAGCAAGCCTACCAAGTCGAGATCGATGGCGTCTATGCCTCCGGTACGCGCTTCGGAACCGGGAAGACGTGGAAAGCCCCATTTTATCTGGCCGATGGCAACTACACGGTGCGCGTCCGTGTGCAAAACGAATACGGCTTCTGGTCGCCCTGGGGCACGGCGGCGCTCCCGATCACAAACATACCGGGCGGCGCGATCACGCTGACCGCCGAAGGCGGCATTGAGGCGGCGCTCAGCTGGACGCCGGGCAGCTTTGACTACTATCTGGTCTATCGGAATGGAGTGGCTATCGCAAAGGTCACGGAACCGAGCTACACCGATGCAGCCAGCATTGGTGGTGTGCGCTATCAGGTGCGCGGCTGCTACGACAACAGCGACAATTACAGTCTGTCCGAGGCCGTGGAAGTCACGGTCAGCACAGACAAAGTCCGACTCTACGACATGGAGCGCGGCGAGTGGCTGCACTTCCTCTATGATTCTTCGGCACACCGCAGCACGGGTCTGAGCCTGTCCCAGGACATCCAATATGTACAGCTCTCCGGGCACACCTACCCGGTCGCCGAGCGGAGCGAATTTAAGTCCCGCGCGCTGCGGATCACCTGCGTCTGCGCGGACGACGCGGAGCGGCAGTCTCTCCGGGCACTGCTCGGACACCTGACCTGCTGCAAGACGCCGGAGGGCAACATGACCATCGGCTACCCGGCCAGCATCACGGAAAACTCTGACGATTTCTTCAGCACTTACAGTTTCACCATCGAGCAGATCGACCGAAAGGAGGAGATCGACCTTGATTCGTGACGTCTCCTACCACGTCAACGTCCTGCGCAACGGAGCCGAGTTTACCCGGCTCCATTGGCGCAGCGGCGACAACCCCAACATCATGGTCAACAAGGACGCCGAGATCAAAGGCAGCTTCTCCGGGCGGTTCTACGTGCCCGACACGGTCGATCTGCTGTCAGACGAGCTGCAGCCCGTCATGCGGCTGAACGGCGTGGAGACGCCGCTGGGCGTCTTCCAGACGGCGACTCCGAGCCGCGCGACCGACCGATACAACACGGTCGTCCAGATTGAGGCCTATGACCGCTGCTGGCGGCTGCAAAACCAGCGTACGGAGAACATCCTGCACATCGCCGCCGGCACGTCCTACATTACGAAGATCCGCCAGATGCTGACGGAGGCCGGGATCGGGCTGGTCATTGCGGCTCCGTCCACAGCCACGCTCCAGACCGACCGCGAGGACTGGGAGATCGGCACGACCTACCTCGCTATTATCAATCAGCTGCTGGCCGAGATCAATTACAGCGATGTGTGGTTCGACGGCAGCGGAATCGCGCATTTGGAGCCGTATGAACAGCCCAGCGCCGACCGCATCGATCATGCCTATTCCTATAACGACGTCGTCCACGCGCAGCCGATCGGGCCAGATCACAATGACGAGACGGACATTTTCAACGCGCCGAACGTCTTTGTCCGAATCTGCAGCAATCCGGATCTCGATGCCGACATGGTGGCCACGGCGGTCAACGAGTCCCCGACGTCCAGCACGTCCACGTTCAAACGCAAAATGCGCATTGTGGATGTGCAGCGTGTGGACAACATTGCAAGTCAGGATGAGCTTCAGGCCGCCGCAGACCGCGCCCGGAATGAATCCATGTTAGCGGCGCGAACCATCACATTTCAGACACTCAACGAGCCGGGGCACGGCGTCGGGGACATCATCTCCATCGACGACCCAGAACTGGCTGGAATCTACGAGGAGACCGGCTGGTCGCTGACCATGGCCACCGGCCAGATGATGCAGCACACAGCGAAAAGGACGGTGATTGCATGATGGATCTGTTTACGGCCACGCTGGAGAGCCCGCAGGAATCGCCGCTGCTCTCGCTGGCGACCATCGGCGCGAAGTACACGGACGGCGTCTCGCTGATCTTCCCCGGCCAGACCGAGGCAACTGCGAAGCACTACCGCTGCAATCCGGATGTCACCTTCGCTGCGGGCAACCGCGTCCTGATCGCCCGCGTCAGCGGCAGCTATGTGGTACTGTGCAAGGTCGGCACGCCAAAGTAAGGAGGTAGCTATGAGCCTGAAAATCATGCAGGGCGACCAGTACGCCATTGTATTTACTGGGACGCAGGACGGCGCGCCGCTCGACCTATCCAAGATTGAAATGATCGAGTTCATCGTCGGCAAGCTGCGGAAGACCTACCCCGGCGAGGTGACAACGGACGAGGATGGGAATTTCCTGTTCCCGCTGACGCAGGAGGAAACCTTTCAGTTCAAATCCGCTTCTCAGGCCGTTCAGATCCGCGTCAAGTTTACCGGCGCGGAGCCTGTTGTCATTGGTACCAGCATTGAGGGCATCCGCGTGAGCGATTCCATCAGTAAGGTGGTGCTGTGATGATCCACTTTGACATTGGCGGGAAGCCGAGCATTGTATTTGCAATCGATAACGTCAAAATTGTCCACACGGGCGGTGGAGAGCCTTATGAGGGCGAATACACGGTCATCCCAAAGGCCAACGCGCCGACTGTCCTTGAGACCGCCGGAAAGACGCTCAACAAGGACGTGACCGTCACCAAGATTCCGTATTACGAAACATCCAATCCCACTGGGGACACAGTTTATATTGCATCGGAGGTATAAAAATGGGTAAAAGCAAGATCATCTACGGCGGCACTGTCCTGATCGACCTGACTGCCGACACCATCGCGGACGGAAAAGTCCTTCTCGGTTACAAGTTCCACGGCCCGGACGGCGAGATCCACACAGGCTCCTGCACGTTCGATCTCGACACCTCTGGCGCAACGGTCAAGGCGTCGGAAATCCTCATCGGAAAGACGGCAGGCGCGCGCGGCACGATGATCACCGGCGAGATGCCGAACAACGGCGCAGTCGCCGCGAAGATCAGCACGGTCAATGGCGAGTATATCGTCCCGCTGGGCTATCACGACGGCTCCGGCAAGTGCGTCATCGACCCCGACGAGGCAGCGAAGATCATTGCGGCCAACATCAAAAAGGGCGTGACCATCCTCGGCGTCGAGGGCACCTACGGCGGTGAGGCCATCACCGTCCAGACCAAGACGGTCGATCCGCTGACCACGTCGCAGACTGTCATCCCGGATGAGGGCTATGATTATCTGTCTCAGGTGGTCGTCAACGCCATCTATTATAACGAGGCGGACAATTCCGCTGGCGGTAAGACCGTCACCATCGGCAAGGCCGCGGAGGTTTGATATGGGCGTCAGTAAAGTCGATTTCGCGGGGAATACGCTGATCAACCTGACGGGAGACAGCGTTACCCCGGAAACCCTGTTGGAAGGTGCAACGGCGCACAATGCCGCCGGGGATCAGATTGATGGAGCCGTGGCCGTGGCTCCAGCCTCCAACACCACCCCGAAGGCGCCGGGGACGGCGTCGGCTGGTTCGGAAAGCGCGTATGCCAGAGGAGACCATATACACCCGAGGGAGCTGCCAGCGGTCACTACTTCGGATAATGGAAAGTTCCTGCGTGTTGTGTCTGGTGCATGGGCGGCAGTGAGCATTGCGAATGCGAATGGAGGTAGCTTCTGATGGCAGAGCTTTTGACAAATACAACTGACCTGACAAAGGTTGCATCAGCTATCCGGGAGAAGGGCGGAACATCTGACCCACTGGTCTACCCGGACGGATTTGTGACAGCGATTCAGGCCATTCAGACCGGTACAGAGCTACAAATCATCGTGTCTGTGACCTCGGGCGCAACTGTTACCGCGACAAAAGGAAGCAAGGTCGTGAGCGGTACATCGGTCAATGGAACGTGTACGCTGACTGTTCCGGAGGCCGGTACATGGAACGTCAAGGCGACGCGCAATGGGCAAACGTCCAATACGAAAAGCGTCACTTTTACGGATCGCTACGCGGTTGCGTTCTCTTTTGTTTCGGCTGTGCTGAATAATAACGACTGGGCGACCATCAAGGAAGTATCCGACAAGGGTGAGGGCGCGAACTATTGGAGCATCGGCGACCGCAAGGAAGTAACGCTTAATGGAACGGTTGGACATCTTACACTATCGAATTACACAACATACGCATTTATCATCGGATTCAACCACAATCAAGAGCTAGAGGGCGCAAACCGCATCCATTTCCAGTTGGGCAAAACCGCGCTCTCCGGCGGAACGGACGTTGCGCTATGCGACAGTTCCTATCTTTCGGAAGTGTCGGGCTCCGGCTTTTTCGCTATGAATTCAAACGTAACGAACTACGGTGGTTGGGAAGCGGCGGACATGCGCTTCGGCATTTGCGGGACAAGCCTCTCGAGCGCCGCCGGGACGATTATCGCAGCCATTCCGGAAGCGCTCCGTGCCACCCTCAAGTCCGTTACGAAGTACACGGACAACGCCGCCTTCGGCAGCGGATCGAGCGAGAGCAATATCACGGCGACGACAGATTATTTTTTTCTCCCTTCAGAGTATGAGGTTTTCGGGAGTATTACATACGCGAACTCGAACGAGGCGAGCAAGCAAGCACAGTATGCCTATTATTCTGCCGGGAATAGCAAAATCAGAAACAAACACGATGAACCAAATGCCGCTGCTAATTGGTGGCTCCGTTCCCCGTGCGCTAATGAAACCGCTGATTTTGTGTTTGTGGGTACCACCGGCGTTTCCAGTTTTGTTGCTGCGAGATATTCCATCGGCTTCGCGCCCGGATTTTGCGTATGAGGTACAGATATGGATTATATCACATACAAACGCTTCAAAGGAAAATCCATCTCTGGTGAGGTCAATATCCCATACGGCACGATTTTGCAGGAGCATGAAAAATTCCTCTATCTCAATGGCAAGCCGATCTGCTGCGTGACGAGTGAAAACGGCTGGAATCATTTTCGACCATTGACCGATGAGGGAAAATACCGGCAGGATATGCTAGAAAAGCTCTACTGCTGGTATGCGAAGCACGGATGTGGCGAGGACTTTGTAGATGAGCTGTGGCCGGGACAGGAAAACGGCTATTGGAAGAACCGGTTGCGGACGGCCAACACAGAGCGATTGGAGAAAATCTATCAAGAGAAATTCGGGGTGATACCATGTATGCAGTAAAGAAGGATGGCGCATTTGCAGGGTATGCGGACAGTGTTGTACTTATCCGACTACACAACAACGGCTGCTATGTGCCGTGCGAGGAAGATCAGGCAGAAGGCTTTTGTGCGAAGATGGCCGTGACGCTGACCGACAAGGACGGGAAGGAATATCAGGCACTTTCTGACACGGTGTTCCGGCTGGCGGGCAAGCTGCTGAAAGGCACAGAGCCGGAGGGCAGCTATGAGGAAATGGGTGCGGCATTGCCACTCACAGATGCAGAGACAGCGGCGAAAATTTTACTTGGGGAGGCAGAATAATGACCTACACAGAAAGGGCCAGAGCATTGCGCCCCTATATCGTCAAGGCTTCAGCCAGTCTGACGGATGCAGACGCGCTAAAGGCAATGGAGCTTTACCGACGCTGGGAACCTGATCTGGTCATCAAAGCGGGCGACCGACTTGTGTTTCCGGTCAATGGCACGGACAGGCTGTTCCGCGTCAACGAAGGACAGGCGCACACGACGCAGGAAGGCTGGGAGCCGGACAAGACACCGGCAATGTTTACGGTCATCGACGAGGAGCACACAGGCACACAGGAGGACCCCATTCCAGCCGCAAAAGGCATGGAGTACACCTACGGCCTGTATTACACCGATCCGGAGGACGGCAAGCTCTACCGCTGCGAACGGACGGGCGAGCAGCCGGGCGGCAAGGTGACGCTTCAGTTCCTGCCTCATGAGCTGGTGGGGCTGTATTTTACCGAAGTATAAAGGAGAAAGAGAAATGGATGCAACCACGATCATTGTAGCGATCCTCGGCTCGTCTGCGCTGACGACCATCGTCCAGGCAATCGTCAGCGCGATCCAGAAGAAGAAAGGCAAGGGCGACGCGCAGAGCGCCCACCTGAAGGCAATCGACGAGAAGATCGACAAGATCACGAGATTGCAGGATGAGCAGTATTTAAGCATTCTGCGCCTCACGATCATGTCGGAAGAGATGCCCATGTCGGAGCGGCTGATCGCCGGGAAGAAGTACGTCAATCGCGGTGGCAATGGGGATGTCAAAAAGGCGCTCCATAAGCTCGAAGAGCAGTGCGAGGCCGGACGGCATGAGGCAAATTAGAAAGAGCCGCCTGACGAAGGGGAAGATGGCACGGCAGCTGGTGTATTTCTGCATCTGGGTGCTGTTTGGCGTCCTGCTCTGGGCGGCGATGGTCAAAACCGCAGCACTGGTGATGGACAGGGACATAGACCTTTCCGACATCCTGACCTACGCCGGAGCGGCGTTTGGCGGGGAGCTGCTGATGCTCCTTGCAAAGAGAGTATTTGCAAAAAAATCGGACGACGAAGGGAGTACATAATATGGACTACACAGAAATCATTTCGGCAGTGATCGCGCTGATCTCGGCGCTGGTATCGGCGTTCTTGATCCCGTGGATCAAGGAGCGCGTCGGCGCGGACAAGCTCAAAAAGTGGCAGGCGTATGTGGAGATCGCGGTCAAGGCGGCGGAGCAGCTTTACAATGCCAACGAGGGCGCCGAGAAAAAGGCGTATGTGCTGCACTACCTCGCCGAGAGAGGCATCAAATTTGATTCTGATACCGTGGACAAGATGATCGAATCTGCGGTGCTGTCGCTCCACCATGAGCTTTATGGAGGCGCAAATGGCACTGAAAATTAACGATACCATAAGGGCAACGAGAGTGGGCGGAAAGCGTCCGCTCTCGGCTATCCGGGCAATCGTGTTCCACTACACGGCCAATACCGGCCTGCACGCGACGGCGATCGGGAACGCCCGGTATTTCGCGAACGGCTCCGAGGGACGCGCTGCGTCGGCACATTTCGTGGTAGACGAGGGCGACACCGTTTACCAGTGTGTGCCGCTGGATGTGGTTGCGTGGGCCGTGGGCGACGGCAGGAGCGGCAAATACGGCAAGGTATACGGCAACTACAACACCGTCAGTATCGAGATGGTGAGCCACACGGACGCATCCGGTAAGTATTACATTCCGGAAGCGACGATGCGCAACGCTGCGCGGCTCTATCAGATGCTGCTGAAGCAGCTGCCGAACGTGCAGGCCGTGGTGCGGCACTACGACATCTCAATGAAGCTGTGCCCCCTGCCGCTGGTGGACGAAAAGAAATGGGCCGATTTTAAGAAACTCTTGGAGGAGGTGGACGAGGTGGTCACGAAATCGAAGATGATCGTCGACGGCAAAGAGATTGAGGTCGAGCGCATCTTGAAGGACGGCACGAATTATATTAAAATTCGGGACATCGCAAAGGCGCTGGATCTCGAGGTGTCGAACAAGGGCAACATCGCCATCCTGAATCATAAGCAGTAACGCCCCGTGTGCCGCGCCACCCGGATTGGAGGTGGTGACGATCAGCGCGAGGGTGCGGATTCCGGATGACTTGACCGGCCTGCTGCAAGGCGAGTGGGAGCAGATCATATCTCAGGCAGGCTACAGTGAGCAGGACGCGGAGATCGTCCGGCGCTATGTCATGGATAAAACACCGCAGATTGATGTTGCGGTGGAGCTGGACATGGCGCGGAGCACGATCACACGCAGACTGCCGCAGATCTACGCACGAGCGCGGCACACGGCTGCAAAGCTGCAAATGATAAAAACTGAATGATGCACACTAGATATTGAGCAAAACAAACGCCCCGGCAGGAGTGATCCTGTCGGGGGTGCTTTTATGCAGAAAAACGTCCCACCTTCTCTACATCAATACTCCACGCATAAGCGCAGACCTTCGAGAAAGGCAGGACGTGATGAACTTCTCAGTGCTGGCAAGCCTTAAATCAGCAAGGAGCCTGCTCGGAGAAGCTGTTCATAAAGGTTGTCAATGAAATCAAAGTGCTCTGTCTGTTAAAATACGGTTGAACGTATCTCTTTTTTCGATGACAGTTAAATACAAACCTTCGTAGGAGTTACGCAAATCGCTGATGGCATCTCCGATTTCGGCCGCGTGAATAACGGTTTGCTTGTGCGTGCGAATATAAGACACGGAATTAAGGCAAAGCAATGGATATTGCGCTGGATCTACCTCAATGTCATAGTCTGCATCGCGGTTAGATTGGATGGATACTCTAGACACGGGAAGTACAACATAGTCACTCGAATCTGCCATTCCTACGATCAAGGCTGGGCGTGACTTGATAGATTGTTTTTTCAAAACCTTATCGTAGTATGGAGTGAATGTTTTTCGAATTTCACCGATGGAGATCAAGACACGGCCCCCTCAGTTTCAAATTCGTCGTAGTACATGTCCCACACGTGATCGTATGGGCGGAGCTTGGCTGCATCGGCTTTAATATCTTCATTTGAAAGCGGAACGGTTCCGATTTCATGTGGGAGCAAGCCCCTCCGTGCATTTTTCCACGAGATGTCTTTATGGGACAGTTCACTCAGTTTCCACGTTTCAAGCGCGCCGTATTCATAAATGACATTATTTGCGATATATTGCAGCGTATCTGAAATATCATCCGTTCGCACGATGATTTCTCCGTTATAAAACGCATCGCGAACTTCTCGGCAAACCGGGCCATACTTCCATCCTTCGAACACACCATCGATTGCAGGGCTACCTGTAATTGCGATGGATTCGCGCTGAGTGAAATATAGCAGTTTGTGCAGTTTCATTTCGTCCAGCGATTCTCCTGTGATTTCGCGGTACTTATTTACGATATATGCGGCGACATTGATAATCTTGTCCACATTGGCACCTCCTTTCTTCATAACAAGTATATGCAAAAAGTCGCGAAATGTAAATATAAAAACTCGACAAAAATGATTATTTTGAAAAGGCTATTTTGCCCATGTAGTTCACTGAACTGCATGGACTTTTTCTATTTGCGTCAGAAATGCGACACAAATGCGTCATTCGTGCGTCCCACGGAATTTCAAAATCCCTCATACTAATCGTAGGAACTGGCCAGTTCACTACATTTTTTGGAGGGAAACTCTATGGAATACGCAAGCAACGGCAAGGCAAATGCGGCTCTGACCACGGGCATCATCGGCACGGCGGGCGTCGGTCTTGGACTGCTGGGCAATCTGCTCGGCGGCGGCTGGGGTGTAAATCCGGCTGCGGCTGCGGTGGCTGCGGGGTGCAGCGAGAACACGCCGGTCACGCGCTATGAGCTCGACCGGGAGCAGCAGCTGGCCGCGAAGGACAGCGAGATCGCGCTCCTGAAGGCCAACACCTACAACGACCAGAAGTCGCTGGAGATGTACGCCTACCTTGACGGACAGCTCAAGGACATCCGTAAGTCGATCTGCGATCAGGCCGTGCATAACCAGCGCACCGAGGACAGCTTCGTCCTTGCCCGGCAGGACATCGCTTCGGTCAAGTCCGAGCTGCACCGCGAGATCGAGATGGAAGCCGAGCGGCGCTGCTGCGGCGACAACAGCATCGTGACCTACGCGAACGCGACCTTTTATCCCAAAATGGTTGCCGACATCACCACCGGCACCGGCACCACGGCGCAGACGCTCTACAATCCGCTCCCGCAGTGTGGGAGCTGCTGCAAAAAGTAAGCCAAAGGGGCGGCAATAGCCGCCCCACCTTAAAATGGAGGTAACTTTATGGTGACGATAGATCAGGCCATGCGCGGCGTGGCGCAGTATGCCGACAATGAGATCATTCCGCACCTGCCGACCGGGAAAGGCATTGGGGCCGGGATCGCGCTGGCGCTCATCATGGACGGCGGCAAGAGCCGCATCCTCGCGCTGAAGGATCACCCGGCAGTGCAGATGATGGGCATTATGGATGCAGAGGGCAACATCGACCTTGACCGGCTCTACAACGCCGCGAGAACGCAGGTGGACGGAAAGAAGATCCCACTGACCATTCCGGTCATTGGGGAGCTGCGGTTCGATGTGAACGACGTCGACCGGCTTTACAAATACATTCAGGAGGCGTGATATGGGAAAAGAACATTACATTGAGCATCTGAAAGAGCAGCTGCATGAGATCATGGAGCGCCCGGTGACGCTTGGACGCGCGGAAGAAGTCACGGTGTACGCGGATGCCATTTGTGCGCTGCACAAGATGGGGAGTCACGAGGATGGAGAGGACACAGAATTCACCCGCGAGGACGCTGAAAAGTGGGTATCGCACATGGAGAACGAGGACGGCACGACCGGTGCACACTGGACGATGGGCCAGACGGACGCTGTGGCCAACGTCGCAGGCGTCCATGAGAAGTCCTGCATCTGGTGGGCGGCAATGAACATGATGTACTCGGACTATTACGGTGTGGCTGCCAAGTACGGCCTTGACCGGCCGGAATTCTATGCCGACCTTGCCAAAGCGTTCCTCATGGATAAGGACGCCGGAGGGGCGGAGGCGAAGATGGCCGGGTATTATCATGGGATTGTGCTCCGTCACAGCTAACGCCTATTGCACATCTATTGCAGATACAACAAAATTTCTATTGTAAAATCAACACATCCTGAATGAATGGGGTTCAAGAGGCCGCTAGTTCGAATCTAGTCACTCGGACCAGAAAGTACCGCAAAACGTATGTTTTGCGGTACTTTTCTTCTGCTTCTTTACGAAATTGTACGGGTATGAATCGGACTAAACCGGTCTGTTTTGGTCTATTGCATACTCTGTTGCATACCATATCAAGAGGGCAAATTAGAGCTGTGTGGCGATATTTACGGCAGATTTCAGGTCGGTATGGGTGTAATGTGTGGTCATTTCCATCGAAGTGTGCCCGATCATGGCCATTTTGTCAGCGTCCGGCGCGTCAATTTTTTTCATGAGGGTTGCAAAAGTATGGCGGCGGGAGTGCGGCCCCGGGCGGCGCCCCCCTGCCTGCTCCAGCGCCGGATAATACCATTTCTCTCGGAATTTTTTCTGCTGCACCTTCTTCCCGTCCTCGGAAAAGATGAATCCTGGCTTTTCCCATTGCAGCACGTAGTCAATGATTTTAGGGCTGATGGCCACAATGCGGTGCATGCCGGCCTCCGTCTTTTCGCCGCCGACAAAATAATAGCTCTGGTTGATCTCATCATAATGGAGATTTGTGTCCTGGAGCTGGAGCAGCTCCTCAAGCCGGAAACCGGTGTAACACAGGATGAGCACAAGCTCGATCCTTGGCACCGTGCCGACGGCTTTTTTCATTTTTTCGAGTTCCTCATCGGTAAACGGTTCACGGCCAGCTTGCGTCTCGCCGCCCACACGGAGCAGCTCCGCATAATTCTTACTTACGACGTCGTCGCGCATTGCAAAGCGAAACAGCATCGTCCCCAGTGCCTTCATGTTCTCCTGCGTCCGGCGCCCCTTCGGACAGGCATCCAGGCAGGCCTGCAATGCTGCCGTCTTTAAATCGGCCATCTTCGCGAACCAGATCGGTTCATAGTATTTGTAGGCGGCTTTGTAGCAATTCATCGTGCTGGCCTTTACGTCCTTTTCGTGCTCGGCCTCCCATTTTTCATAGATCTGCCGGAATGTGATGTTTGCTGACAAGGCGGAAAGCTGGACGCGGAGCTGCGGGATATACTCCTGCGCTTCGCGCTTTGTTTTAAAGCCACTCTTCGTTCGCGTCCGGCGCAGAGGCTTCCCATCTGGCCCTGGAATATAGCCAATCGTAGCAACAGCGCGCCATGTGCCATTCGGCAGCTTGTAGACACTGCCGGTGCCATTCCCCCGTGCTTTTGGTCTTCGTTCTGGTCTCTCCTGCTTCGCGCCGCACTGGGCGCAGAATGGGCCGTCCGGAACGTCTTGTTTACATTTGCGGCAGATCATAGCGTCACCCCCAATAGCGGAGACAGCTTGCAGCCATCAGATGGTCGCGCACCCAGCCGATCTTTGGACTGAGCAGATCGACGAGCAGGAGTATCCCGGCCAGAAAGACAATGCCGAGCAGCGCGGCGATGATCTTTCGCTTTAACTTCATGGATTGCTGGCAGAACGCGACTGTTTGACGTAGGTGCTCAATTTCCTTCCGTGCGTCGTGAAGCTCCTGCTGGATATCAGATTCCGGTGGAACATCATCCGGATGGATGTCGCAAAAGCGGTCGAGCGAGATATGCAGGAGGCGACAGACAGGGCCTACAGTGTCGATTCCGGGATTTAATATTTCACCGCGCATGAATTGACCAATGTTCTTCAGAGACTTTCCGGAGGCGTTAGCTAAATCTTGATAGGTCATGTTCGGATAGTGGATTTCCTTCTTGTTTCGACAAATTTCAGACAAATCTTGTTTCAAAAAACGACTTCCTTTCAAAAAAATCACTTTTATGGGAACAAAAAAGGAACTTACGGTTCTCGACAAATCACCTTCCCGGGGTGTAATCTGTACTTGCAAGCAGCTCCCACACGCTTGCAGCGGCCAAAAAGCCCCGCCGTCGATGGGATGATCGACGACGGGGTGATCCCATCACAATATCGGTGGCAGCTTGCTGATCAGTATACCGAGGAGCACCAGCGCGAGCGCAATCCAGAGAGCAATCTTTCGCACCCGCTTCGCGGCATTGGCTGAACGTCTGGCATGCAGCAGCTTCTCATCATGCGACTGCGTAGCCGCCAGAGCTGTCCGACGCTCCTTCGATACAGCGGCTGTTGCTGCTGGCCGCGATGGTGGTGGTTGTCCCACATCGGCAATGACTTCCTCCGAAACGCTATGCTTGCCGATTTTCTCATCTAGCTGCTCGCGGGTTACTAAGATTGCCCGGATCTCCGAGCCGGCGAACGGGCCAACCATGTTGTAGGATTCCATCGTGTCAAGCAATTTGGCCGCCTGCGAATACCCGATTTTAAGCGAGCGCTGCAAAACTGCCGTCGAGGCCTCATTCGCATCTAAGACAGCCTTGGTTGCTGGCAAAAGAAGCTCGTCGCACCCATCGATATGATCAAGAGGGTTGTCGGGCCGTTCTTGGTGCAGCGTCCCATCGTCACCTATTGACATATTCTTTGCCTTTTGCTCTTCGGGGCTTATGAGTTTTACAACGACATGCGCTCCGTAGCTCAGTTCTTCGGCTACATCATCAAAATCTTCGGCGTCAAAGTCATCATCAAGAGCCGGGCCGCCATGTACTCCAAGAGATACAGGCCAAATCCAAAAGCCCACGTCTTCCTTTTCCGCAAACTGAGATGCGACATTCTTTGGTACGCTCCCTATTACTTTGCCATCTACGAGTATACGATAGGCAGGATTCTTCTGGTACTCGAAGCGCTCAATCCGAACGGTATATTCTGTATTTCCATACAAGTGCGAGATGATTTCTTGCCGCTCCGTCCCATCTTCGTTGCGGAAAGTTACGCCAGCAGCGTTGAAACTCCAGCGTTCAGAGTTGAAACCTTCCGTGTACTTGGTATAATTCATTTTCCCACTCCATCACTATAAGATTTTGCGCAACATGTCGATTCATGCTGCATAGTATAATATTATAAATAATACAACCGCTATGAGGTTTGAAAATGAAAAGAAAGGGAATCGCTGCTATGGAACAAATTATTGAAATGATGCTCGACCTGAATGATGAGAACTGGGCGAGGTTCACTTCCGCTCTGTTTGCTGCGTATGCAGCGTCACAAGAAGATCAATCATCCGTTGCCGCGTCGCAGAATCAAGCGAATTGAGAATTTGAGCAGCTTCAATTACCTCGCTGGGCATCCGCCCGGCGGGGCTTTTTTTATCTTCATATCCCATCAAATCATAAACGGTCGTATTCCAGTGCTCAGCCAGTCTAACAAGTGTGCTGAACGGCGGCTCCGTAGACCCTGCTTCATATTTTGCATAGGTGCTGCGGTCGATTCCGAGCCAATTTGCAACATCAGTTTGCTTTTCTTTATTGATTTGACGGTATTTTTTGAAGTTTCTCATATCATCACCTGTTTTTATTATAGTGAAAAAAATTCACAAGTAAATCTAATGTGAAAAAATATCACAAAAATATCTTGACATTTGAAGATTCTTCACTTATAATCCGAAATGTGAAGAAACTCCACATAATTGAAAGAGGGTGAAATATTTGAGAGGACTTCGCACAATTCGAGAGGAAGCCGGTTTGACGCAGCGTGAGCTTGCTGAGCGCATTGGCGTCGAGCGCAGCTCTGTTGCAAAATGGGAAAGCGGCGATGCCTTCCCGCGCGGGGCACTGGTGGGGCGTCTGGCCGAGGCGCTGAACTGCACGATCGACGATCTTTACAACGGCGGAAAGGAGACGGACGGATGACGGACGCAAGATTACGGCGCAAGGTCATGAGCCTAGAGCGGCGGCTCTCTGAGGCCGAGGAAAAAATCCGCGCATTGGGCTCGGTTGCCGAAGCTGCAATAGAACTCTCCGCAGAACCCGCGGAAGATTTTATTGATCAGTATCTGGCTGGCTACTATGATCGGAGGTCACGCGTATGAATGATCGAGAGAAAGAGGAACGCCGATACCGCATCGGCATGGCAATTAAGCTGACCCTGACGGCGCTTGCGCTGCTGGGGTGGATCATTGAGCTGAAAAAGCTCGGCGCATTTTGAGAAAGGAGCGAAAGGAATGTCTACGATGGAAGAACTGCGGAGCTGCCAGAAGTTCTTTATCACGCCTTGTGAAGCCGCGCCGTATATCGGCGTCAATCCGCACTGGATCAGGCTGATGGCTCGTGAGCATCCGGAGCGGCTCGGATTTGACACGCTGTGCGTCAACAACCGAGTCAAGATCAACCGTGCTTCATTTATTCGGTTTTTGGAGGGCACATGATCTCCACCACTGATATTATCCCACCAAAGGAGTGAGAAATCCATGCAGGAAGCATACATCAATATCTGCGCGGGGTGTCGAAAAAAGGCACATAAGACGCAGGAGCAGTGGGCAGAAGTGCTGCGCGTGTCGGTCGAAACAGTCAAGGCCTGGGAAGGCAATCACCGTATCCCGGACAACTATCATGTCTGCCTGATGGTCAATGCCTGCGGCGATACCTGGTTCGCGTACAAGCACCTTTTGCAGACCTCGGACAGCCTGAATGTACTGCCGGACATGAAGCGTCAGCCGCTTCCGCTGGCTGTGATCCAGCTGGTCAACCGCATCATCGGCTTTGCCGACCGGAACCGCGACAAGGAGCTGCTGCGCATCGCCGAGGACGGCGTGATCGACACCGCCGAGCGGCCGGCATACGACCAGATCGTGAACGAGCTGAACGACATCATCGCGGCGGCCTACACGCTGCGCTATGCGGAGGATTCGGAATGAAAAGGGCAGAAAAAAAGAGCCGCCCGGCTGCTGCGAACAACCGAGCGACTGCGTATCCCGTGAACGAGACACTTGAAAGCATCTTCAGTATATCATCAGAATGTTTGTTTTGCAAGGGGGTGAATCGATTTTGAGCGAAGATTTTCGCGCCTTTTGGTCGGTCATCCCGGCCACGGTGCTGGATGATATGTCCATCCCGGCCAATGCGAAGATCCTCTATGGGGTGCTGTCGTCGCTGATGCGGCGCGAGGGCTACTGCTGGCCCAGCAATGCGCAGCTCGCCGAGGCGATGCACTGCTCCGAGGACGTGGTCAAACGATGGGTGTCGGCGCTGGCCGAGGCCGGACACATCCGCGTCCGCATCGAGCCGAACCGCAAGGTCGGCGGCAAGATCCGCTACATCTCGCCAGTGCTGGCAGAGCCGTCCATCACGCCCTCGCAGGATGGGTACGGGGACGAATGTCCCGGTACGTACGGGGATAAAAATCCCCGGGTAGGGGGACAAACTTCCCCGTCTATATATAAGGATGGATATAAAAAAGAGAATAAAAAGAAAAAGGAAAAAGAAAAACCGCAATCGGCTGACGCCGTTGCGGCCTCCCTCCTGTATAAATGCGAGCAGAACGGTCAGCCGCTGGTGGATGCCATGCAGCGGTTTTTGCAGATGCGCGTTGAGATCAAAAAGCCGGTCAAGTCCATGCAGGCTGCTGCCATGCTTTGGAACAAGCTCGTCAAGCTGTCTGCCGGTGACCCGGACTACATGGTCGCCCTGCTGGATAAGGCGACCGAGCGGCAATGGCTGAGTCTGTTCCCGCTGAAGGATGACGAGCTGCCGCAGAACCGGCAGGCTGTCCCTGCTGATAATGCCGGGCGCGTGGATCTCAGCGGCGTGGAGTTTGTGTGATGGCCAGCAAACAAGATGCGCTGATCAGCGCACAGACTTCCGTCCTCGGCTCGATGATCATCGATTCGCGCTGCGTCCCCGTCGTGATGGAGACGATCAAGGAGGACTATTTTACAGTCGGCCAGTATCGGACGATCTTCAATGCGATCCGTGCGCTGGCTGGCGAGGGACGTCCGATCGACGCCGTGACGGTGCTCGACCGGGCTGGAAAAGCCTACACCGACCTGATCGGCCAGATCATCACGGTCACGCCGACCGCCGCCAATGTCCGCGAGTATTGCCGTATCCTGCGGAGCGAGGCCCGCTTGCAGCTGCTCAAGGATGCAGCCGGCGCAATGCTCGACGCGGAGGACGAAGACGAGATCCGCACGGCGCTGGATCAGGTCAACCGCATCATGGTCGACAAGCCTGGCATCCGGGCCATGAATATGGCGCAGGCGCTGGAAGATTTCTACCGGCGGCACGATCCATCCGTCAAGCCGGACTTCCTGCCGTGGAAGTTTGCCAAGCTCAACAAATACCTCCGGACGGAGCCGGGAGACCTCATCTACATCGGCGGCTATCCCTCGGACGGCAAGACCACGCTTGCACTGCACACGGCCCGAGAGCAGGCAAAAACCAAAAAGGTCGGGTTCTTCAGCTATGAAACAAACTGTGGGAAGCTGGCAGACGCGATGGTCTGCGCTGCCGCGCAGATCGGCCTGCCAACCATCCAACTCAACAAACTCGGCGAAAACGAGTGGGACGAACTGGCCTACATTTCCACAGATTTCACGGGCCGTAATCTCGACATCATTGAGGCCGCCGGCATGACGGTCACGGACATCCGCCTCTACACGATGGCGCACCACTACGATGTGATCTACATCGACTATGTCCAGCTCATTCCGGCCAGCGGGAAAAGCCGCTGGGAACAGGAGGATTTCCAGCGGGTCAGCGCCAATAGCCGTGCGCTCAAGCTCTTTGGTCTCCAGTGTGGTGTGACGATCGTGGCACTCAGTCAGATGACGAGGCCGCAGCGCAACAAGGACGGCATGATCCCGCCGCCGACAATGTCTAGCCTCCGCAGCACCGGCCAGATTGAGCAGGATGCGGACGCCGTTCTGCTGATGTTCCGCGAGGATCAAAAGGCAAAGGACGCCGACCGCATCATCACCTTCGGCAAGATCAAGACCGGCGCGGCAGGCGGCTCTTTCAAACTCCACTTCGACGGCGAAATGCAGACGTTCAGCGACAAGCCGAACGAGCGCAAGCAGCGCCGCGAGGAAGTGCAGCAACAGACGAAAATGCAGGAATTCCGGGAACTTCCAAAAAGCGAACCGCTCCCGGATGATTTCCCATTTGAACGAAAGGAAGAAAACACATGAAAGCAATCGCAATCCTGAATCTGAAAGGCGGCGTCGGAAAGACCGTCACTGCCGTCAACATGGCCCACATCCTGGCCGCCGATCACAAACAGCGTGTGCTCCTGGTTGACTGCGACAGCCAGTGCAACGCGACGGAGTTCTTCGGTGTGCGGCCCGGAATGGGAACGGTCACGCTGGCCGACATTCTGCGCGGCGACTTCGAACCGTACGTCTCGGAGCTGGTCACGGGCACGGATTATCCCGGCGTCGACGTGATCCCCGGCTCTGATGAGCTGATGGACATGGATATGTCCCAAATCACGAGTCAGCGCGTCAACGGCCGTGTCCTCGCGGATCTGTGCTGCACAATCGGTGAGGATGACGAGTACGACTACGTCCTGTTCGACTGCCCGCCGGCCTTTAATGCAGCGAGCGCCGCGGCGCTTTTGGCTGCGGATGAAGTTATCATCCCGATCAAGCTCGACGCCTTTTCCATCCGGGGGCTGGCCAATGTCAGCCGACAGATCGACAATATGCAGCGCATCAATCCCAAGATCCGCGTTGCCGGGGCGCTCATCACGATGTGGCGCAACGTGCCCGTCGTGCTGGAGGCCGAGGGCAGTCTCCGCGACTGCGGCCTGCTGCCGGTATTTCAGACGGTCATTCGCCGCACTGACAAGGTCGACGAGATGACCTTCGAACGCAAGCCCATCGCCATCTATTCCCCGCGCAGCGCCGCCGGCTATGATTACCGAAGCTTTGTGCAGGAGTATTTGGAGCCGCCCGTCACAATGGACGATATGCTGAGAGGAGGCGTTGACCGTGCCGTTTGATGTGAGCCGTATTTTGCAGGACGCCGCACCTGCACCGAAAGATATGACGCTGCCGGAAACAGGGCCGCGGACGGCAGAGACCATCGGAAGCGAGATCCGCTATCTGTCCCATCAGGCCAAGTGCATGACGGTCTGGTTCGGTGTGGAGATCGGCAAGCGCCTTGCCGAGGCGAAGGCCATGGTCGGCCACGGCGGATGGCTGGATTTCCTGAAAAACGAAACGGAGTTTTCGCAACCCGCCGCAAATCGATTCATGCGGATTGCGAGGGAATACGGCGAAAAAGCAAATTATTCAACGTTGAATAATTTGAGCGTTTCCAATGCTTTGCGGCTTTTGGCCGTGCCAGAAGAGGAGCGCGAAGAGTTCGCCGAGGCGGTCGATGCGGAGAATCTTTCCGCCCGCGAGCTGGAACAGGCCATTCGGGAACGCGATGAGGCACGGAAGCAGCTGGAGGCCGAGCGCGCGGCCAGTGAGGGCACGGCGCTGAAGCTGGCCGACATCACCTCCGCCCTCGATGCGGAGAAAGAAAAGACGGCAGCGCTCAGGGAGCGCACCGACGCGCAGGCAGCGAAGATCACGGAACTGGAAAACCGGCCGGTCGAGGTCGCCGTGCAGGCGGCAGACCCGGCGGAGATCGAAAAGGCCGTTGCGTATGCGCTGGCCGAGGCGGAGAAAAAGCACAAGGCCGACGTCGCTGCGCTGGAAAAGCGCCGCAGGGAGGCCGAGAAGAAGCAGGCGGAGCTTCAGGCCGAGGCTGCGAAGGCCATGGCCGATCTGAAAAACAGCACAGGCCGTGCCGATGAGCTGAAGCACCGCGTCGAGACGCTTCAGTCCGAGCTTGAGGCCGCAAAGGCAAACGCCGAGAAGCTTCAGAAGGCAGGGGCGATCCAGTCGGACGCGGACATTGCCGTCTTTCAGAGCTTCTTTCAGGCGGTGCAGGAAAACTTCAATCGCGCCTGCGGCCTGATGCAGAAGATCAAGACTCGTGACGCGGAGAAGGCCGCGAAACTGGCCCGGTTCAGCCGGGACGCGCTGGCAAAGATGTCGGCGCTGGTCGAAAAGGAGGCATGATGGCAAAAAAGAAGCGGCGGACACTCCCGCCGCCATCTCATGGGACGGAATGTTATAACCTGCTGTGCCCGTATCGGCACAACAGCACGCAGTCAGCGTATAGCTGCGCGATAATTCGCCTCTGCGCGGCCCGAAAACTGGAAAGGAGTCCACGCCATGAATGAGCCTTTGACTCTGCAAGAGCTTGTGGAGATGAACGGTCAGCAGGTTTGGGCTGGCGAGCCGTTTAACGATTGGGTCAAACTCATAATCGGCCCCTATGGCATTCCAAGCAGTATGCCCCCTGTAAAATTGTACCGTGCCCAACCAGATACGTTCGTGGAAGCAGGAAAGGCTGACAATGAAGCGCATAACGAGCTGGAACGGCGACTGTGTGCGGATCAACGGGCATAGCTTTTTCCACGATGAAAATTACATGAGGGTGGTAATCACGGATGAGTAAAGCAGTTTTAATCAGCATCCGTCCGAAATGGTGCGAGAAACTCGCGTCCGGAGAAAAGACCATCGAGGTTCGCAAGACGCGGCCGAAGATGGAAACGCCGGGCAGGTGCTACATCTACTGCACGCAGAGCGCTGATATGCTTTGGATTTTGAAGGAAAGAGAACGGTCTCTCCATCCTGATAAAATAGCGGATGTTTTCAAGGCTGCTAAATGCGGCGGAGCATATCGGGGGAATGGCAAGGTCATCGGTGAATTTGTATGTGATCGAATCGACACGATCCTTCCTGAAAACGAACCATACGGCATTTACAACATCGACGACGATTA